AACTCCGCCAATACCGCCTACGATTCCACTAACTACTCCACCCATGATTAGTCGCTCCAGTAATAAATATAGACTATGTTACCTTTTAAACCTATTTCTTGTGAAAACAGTTTAAAACCTAACGCTGCAATAAACTTTAAATAACCGGTTGTCTCGTATTCTTTGCAGCAATATAACGGACCACCGTGTAACTCTGTAAAACTATTCCAATCTTTCTTCAATGCTTTAAACACTGCTGGACTCCAGTTATGCACATCACAGTGCATAAACGGGAGACCTTGAAACTCTTCTATATAAAACTTATAATCCGGTCTAATAATGACTGGAATCTTAACCATCAGGTTTTCATAATAAACGCCAACGCATAGTACGGAGGCAAGTTCTGATTCGTACCGCTAGAGCCTTCAGTACTAATTGTTGTACCTACAGTAATTCCAGTTGTGTTTGATTGCGTAGTCTGTCCCGGAAAGTTTGTTTGATTAGCACTAAACGCATTTCCTGCACCAGCTCCGTTAACTGCTCCGTTACTTGGTGATGTATGTGTGTGTCCGGGGTCTGTAACGCTTGATGTGGCAGTATGGCTATGACTTACATTAATAGCATCTTTAGTACCGCCAGTAAGTGTGCTGCTTCCAGTTACGGTGGTATTTGCTACTCCAGTATTATCACTATGAGCGCCGATAATAAAACGGTTACGCAGGTCAGGAGTGCTATTAGAACCATTACACAATACCCATCCTGTAGGAATCGTAGCAATAGTACCCGACCACATCATAATCATACCAGATGTAAAGGCACTTGCTAAAGCAGTTTGTACAAACGCAGTAGTAGCTAATTGTGTTGTATTCGTAGCAGCAGAAGCCGTAGGTGCTGTAGGAGTTCCTGTTAGAGCAGGACTGTTTAAGTCTGCTTTAGAAGAGATAGCAGAAGCTACCGCAGTTAACTCCGTATCAATTTCAGCACCTTTAACAATCTTTCCTGAGTTACCAGTAGGTAATCCATCCTTAGCTGTAAAGTTAGTAGCTTTTGTGTAATTACTCATATCCGTTCCTTAGATTAAAGTCTTTCCTTTTTTGATTCCTACGTCAATCTTCTGTATCGACAGAGGATTGCCATTGATGTCTGCTTCTAATCCTAATTGCATGACAGTGCCTTGACCGCCAGCATTAACAGAGAAGCGGTCCAATACAATACCTGAACTATATTCCGCAATGTTGTATTCTGATGATCCCGGTATCGTGTCTACAGTAGAATTGTTATATTCATATACAACAGCAGTGTCTAGATTATAAGTAGTAGCTTGATAGCCTTCAGTGTAATCAAAACCCCACTTAATAGCGACTGACTGGTTTGTACCGCCAATCAATACCCAGCCAATCTTCTTTAATACTTTTAATGCAGTAGCAGCATCAAAGTCAAAGTAGTTAGTGTAATACTGTAATCGATACGCAGTCGTGTTGTCGCTATATCCAAAGTATTTGCCAATGTAGCCCGGCTTACCTATCAGTAGGTTTCTGTCCTGTGTTACACAGAATGCTTTTGGCTCTAAACTATCCCAAATAGTTACACGCATTGAGTTGTCTTGCAATGCAGCTCTTGTGTCAAAGCAATAGACAAACTTCGTAGTCGGTAGCGTTAATAGATAAATAGCATCACGCTCAAAATAGATACTCTTAATCTTAGTTAAGTCTGTTTCTGATGCTACTGCCGACATCAATTCATCACGAACATTCTTAGAGATATCACGCATTGGTAGCGACTTCTCTTGAATCACTCGTGAGAGGCTACGCACACCAGCATCGGATAAAAATAATACATCTGTGCCTAAGCTCTGAACTGAATCACGAGCAATACATCCTACGTTGTTTAATATTTCTACTAAGGTTAATGAAGCAGTATCTAAAGGATTAGCGTAGATTGCTGTGTTCTTCTTACCAAAGAATATAATATATCCATTGTGTGCTGCTGCAGCAACTACAGGGTCTCCGTTAGGTAATACCTCTTCTAAATTAATATAACCAGCAGAACCATCTAAGAAGTCAGAGCCTTCTAATAAGTTACTAAAGTAGACAGTCTGTGTATCCCCACTGATGCCACCGCACCAAACCCTACCGTAAGCAGATATAACCCAACTAGGCATAAACGATGCTGTGTTGTGGTTAGATGGTAGTTTTGCTGCGTCACCTACTCGTTGGAAACCAAAAGTACCACTATCATGAGATCCAAAAGGATTACCAGAAACAGGTAACTCATGCCACACTAGCATCGGATGATTAGCCTGTGCTAAATAGACATGGGGCTGAAAGTCGTTTACATCTCCATATGATAGAGCAGCACCTTGCCAGTTATTAGCAGTAATCGTGTATGTTGCATCGCCACTATTAGTCGTATTACGTACGGTCTTAGTAGTCATCGTAGTTGTTCCTACGAATAACTTATTATTACCAGCACTGAGTACTTCAGTACCGCCGCCAGTAACTACCTCAAAGATAAATTCTACTGGATTACTAGATGTTAAATCTGTATTGATAGTAGTATTAACAGGTGTCCAGCCTCGTCTTGCACCGATACGACCATACTTATCAATAACACAGTTCTGTGCTTTTAATGCAAAGCCAGACGATAAGGTAATACTAGACTCTTGAAGATTGAGTCCGTAAAATCCCGGAGCAGCAATTGATTGCGTTAAGAGTTGACTAGCCATTTAGACCCAGTTCCATTGCGATTCTTCCACGTAGCGATTTGATTCTAATGAAATTGCATCGGATAAACTTTGGCGATAGAGTAAATAAGTCTCACCAGACTGTACGCCACCGTCTTCTCCACGTTCTGCTTGTGCCCTAGCCAACGCACCTAAGATAACTGGTTCATGGGGTACCAATAAGATATCAGCGTTTACTGCTAGTGGTTCTTGTGGTTTAATAATGTTAAAACGAATATTATATGATCCGTTAGGGATTGGGAATAAGTCTACTTGTGTATCGCCGTTAGCATTAGTACCGTTAAAGTTGTAATACTTTGGACTACCCTTTTGTGCAGTTGTCAATAAAAACTGCTGATCCATCCACACAGTAGAGGCATTCTCAACGAAGAAGTTATCGGTATCATTCAACACATCGATAACTCTAAACCGCTGACCAGAACCAGTTAATACATAGTTAAAGACATCGGCTGTAGTTGTAGCGGATAGTGTCTCTGATAAAGCATTCCAGTTATAGGAATCTTCAACCTGACGCTTAGAATCATTGACATAACGAGCAATGAGCTTAACGTAGGCGTTATCCGATACTGAAGAAGCCTCTGGCTCCCGCAAGCGAATTAGTACGTCATTAACGAGTTGAATATAATTAAACGAAGCCATGCGTTATCCTATCATAGTTTGACTGTTTTGTCAAGTAAAATCTCAACAATCCCACTTCTTTAATGCCAAGGCTTTGCGAGTAGGTCTGCCTTTCTCGTCCTTCATCGGACCTTTAACGCCTCCCATCCTTGCACAGAAGCTCTTTCGTCTTCCAGCCGCTTTCGGGGACTTTGCAGCCTGTTTAGCCGAAACTGGAGGCTTGAGGTCAGCTCCTTCAGTTCGCTTGAAATAAGCCCTTCCTTTGGCATTTAAACCGCCTTTAGGATCCTGATATACCTTCTTCATTATTATTTCTTCTTCTTAGCTGTTTTAGCGGCATCCCTAAAGTCCTTAGCCGATGGCGCACCTTTAGAACCTACCTTACGCATCTTTTCGCCTGATCCTGCGGCGATACGCTTGCGTTTAGCGGCGATATTGGCATACAAGCCGGGTTTAGTAGCCACGCATAGCTCCCATCTTCTTCATGGGTTTAGCCTTTGGAGTAGTTACCTTAGCACCAGTCTTCTTAGCATACTGCTTAGCTTGCTTCTTACCCTTAGTTGTATAAGGGAACTTCTTCTCTTTGACCATTGGCATATTATTTCCTTTTCTTGGGTTTAGCTACTTTAGCGGTTGATAATGCGATTGCTACAGCTTGACGCTGTGGACGACCTTCTTTGACCATCTTAGAGATATTCTTACTGATTGTCTTCTGTGACTTACCTTTAGCGAGTGGCATTACTACTCCTTAGTTATAGTTCTGTACGGTACTACGTTGCTCTATTTCTACAGTGATAATACAGGTAGTTACTGAACCTGTCTCAGACTGTACTCGAATCTCATCACCTTCGTCTAATAATATATAAGCCTGTCCATCTATTCTGAGGAAGTTCTTAGCAGTAACAGCATACTCTGATAATACTTCAATCTCAACGTTCTCACTAGAGTCGTACCACCAAACACTGATCCACTTAGAAGATGAACTGTGATTAGTAGCAAAGAGTAGTAACCACTTAGCCATGTTCCTAGTTGGAACAGTAAACATAGTAGTCTTAGTATTAGCTACTAAGTCCTTGCCTACGGAATGTGATCTACTCATTTAAGTACCAAGGTTAGGAGTGTTATAATAATGAATCCAGCAGTACCGAGGAGAATCTGTTCTAGTCTCTTTAGTCTAGCGTGTATCTGTTCGTATCGAACCTTACATACTTCTTCGTGGCTTAGGAGTTTTAATTCTGCTTCTGTCATTATTCAGTTCCTTCTGCTGGTAATGGAGTATTGCCTTCAGCTACCCATTTTAGGTATGCTTGGTAGTCGGTGTTGGCTGGGTCGAATGGGATGAATGCGTTGTCGGATAGCCTAATAACTGAATCGGCTAATTGACCGCTAGGTAGTTTGTATTGTTTGTACATTTTATAACTCCGCACTTGCTGTGAAATTGCAACCAATACCTTCGTTTGTACCAATTGACACATTGTTTGCGTAGGCAAAACTGTATAGTGTAGAACTAGTACCACCGACCGCACCAGATACATTCCTACCGTCTCCCGATACTTGACCAGAAGTACCTCCAGCAGCAGTTCCATATATGGTTACTGATGGTGCAGCTCTCATGCTTACAGGGTAAACAATTTGAACGGAGGCAAACACGCTTCCTGCATCCGTCCATCTTCTTACAGCACCATTTCCAGTTATTGTTCCTACGGCAGTTCCATACACATAACTTGTGCAAAAATATCGTTGTGCTAATTGCAGTTCTGTAGTGTAAGGTCTGTAATCAAAGCTAGTAGCTGTAGAGCCTATCTCAAGCTGAACTCCTGTGATGTAGAAAGTTGCTCCGTTTGTGCTAAATGGCTGTGTTGCACCAGTAGCATTGTAAGCATTTACCCCACTAGTCCAAGCACCAGCAGTTCCACTATATGTAGAACCAGTAGCAAGACTCCAGCTAATGTTTATTCCTGTGCTGTTATCGGCAGTCCAAGTTCCACTAGTTGCTCCAGTAATAGTGATGGTTTTTTGTTCCCAAGTATTTGCGGCAGAAATGGTGTAATTAAATGGGTATGTATAACTACCATCAGAATTTCCTAACCCACCACCAAATGTTCCAGTTAAACTTGAATAAACCCAAAATGACAAAGTAACTGTTTTAGCACTTGCAGTTCCCCACGCTAAATCCGCAGAATTAAAACCTTCTACTCTATGTAACAAAGCAATTAAATCACCGCTTGCTGGTGTAAATGCAGAGCTAGAAGTAAGACCTAAATAATTAGTAAATCCTGCTGGTGGTGTAACAGAACCAGCATTTTGTTGCATAGTTCCTTTACTACTTTGAGTTGCAGAAATTTTAAATCTATCTACACCAAAAACACCATTATTGGCAGTAACACTAGCACCAGCATTACGCTGGTCAATTACCATCGCACCGTTGATGATGCGGTTCTTGAATCCAAAGCTACTATCGGAGTTAAACTCTCCAGCCTGTGTTATTCCGTTTGTGCCGTCTATAGTGATAGGCATTATGCTAACTCCCTATTTAACGAAGTTAAATTAGTGTTCTCGTAGAGAACATCATCTGTTGGTCTTGGCAAAGTTGGGTGTTCCCACTTAGCAATGTAATCGCCTTTGCCGTCTGAATCGTTTTGTAGTGTAATTACAGTCATAAAATCTTTGTCAGTCAAAGATGGGTATAGTTGTTTGATTTTTTCGTATAAAGTCATCATGCTCTCCGCAGTAAACAACCATTCATAAATGAGTCAGAGGTTGTTCCACCAACAATTTGTGGAGTTCCACTAGCCGTAATGCGACCATATAATTCTATATAGTCAGTTGAGCCGTTTAAGTAAATAACACCGCTTACTGCCGTTAAAAAATCGTTAAATTTAGAGCCTTCACCACCAAAATTTAAAGTTGCTCTGTGATATATAGAGCCATTTTTATAAATTGCTACTGAACCTTGCGTGTCATAATCAGTTAGGTTTGAGCAATAAATTCCAGCGTTAATTTGATAATAACCTTCAACAGTTGGGGTAAAACGATAATTGGTTGTTGGGTCAAAGTTACTATTAGTATCAAATACTTCTGTATTTAATTGAGCCTTAGTCCAAGTTGCTGATGATATACTTTGGCTTGCACTCATGTAAGCACTAAACGCTGGCATATTGCCGCTAACCATTGCTGTGCCTGTTACCGATGGAACAGTAACTAAGTTACCAGTACCCGATGCTAACTGTAATACACCTGAGTTATCGGCAGATTGGGTTAAGCCTGATGAAGTTGTGGCTGTAATAATTGAAGCCATTATGACACTCCCTTCGGATACTTAGCCTTAACCGCTTGGCAGTCAGCAATGTATTTATCAATCTGTGCTTGGTCACCCTTTACTACACCATCAATGTAATCGGTGATGTTTGGATATTCTGCGGCTCGTTTAGCAATATAAGCATGAGCATCTACATAAGCCTGAACTGCGGCTTGGTCGTATGCGACTTCGTTTCCGTCTGCATCGTAGGCTGTTTCGCCACTTGTTCGGACTACTTGGGGATATAGTTTATAAATAGCGTTAATCATGCTGCTATCTCCATTAATGTAATTGTTGATAATGGATTTGTTCCTGTATAGTCATTTACATAAGCAACTGCATTATTGTTCCAAGATGCTAATTGAATTTTATATGTTGTAGATGATGTTGTTGCTGGAGAATCCAAATAACAATAAGAAACAGATTGTCCTCTATTGGCTGCTGTCGAACCAGTAAAACCTGTTAAAGTTGCAGTAAGCAAAGTTGTTGAATCTCGTACTAATCTTGTTTGTGCAGCAGTATTATTTGTTTCTTTACCAACACCCATTAAAGCAACAATTACTAAAATTTTGCTAGATGAACTTGATGGGGTAATTGAAGCAGACAAACTTATATCAGCAAATGTTGAAGAAGAACTACTTGTTTGTGTTGATGTGCTACCGCTAACCACCTGAATCACATTACCAGCTTTAGGTGATGTAGTTGTAAGAACTGTTCCTGTAACGGCTGGTAAGGTTAATACAGTAGTACCAGCAACGGCTGGTTCTTGTAATGTAATGCTACCTGAAGTTGAACCTTGTAAGACAATAGACATATCTTATCCTTATAGAACTACCCAACGACTACCCGAACTAACAGTAACAGTAACTCCACTATTAACTGTAACAGCACCAGTACTCATTGCATTTTGACCAGAAGCGATTGTGTAGTCTGCTGCGATAGTTGCACTATTAGCAATGATTCCATTCGTAGCAACTAACTGAGAAGCCTTTAACTCACCAGTACTTGGCTTATATAGTAACTTAGCATTGGATGTATATACGGTTGTAGGAGTTCCACTAGTTGCAGCAGCAAACATTGGATATAAATCACTAGCAGTGCTTGTATCGTTACTAAGAGCTGCTCCTCCTTGAACAGAGGAAGTGCTTATTGCAGTAATTAAACCTTTACCGTTGACTGTGATTACAGGAACAGCAGTAGAACTACCAAATGAACCAGTATTAGAGTTAACTGTTGCAAGCGTTGCGTTAGTGATTGCAGTGCCAGTATTACCTGACATTGTTAAGTCACCACCAGTAACTGATATAGAACCAGAAACTGAAGCAGTAGATACTGCAGTGATTAAGCCTTTGCCATTAACTGTAATAACTGGAACAGCAGTTGATGAGCCAAAAGAGCCAGTGTTGCTGTTAACTGTAGCAAGTGTTAAAGAGCTTGAACCAGCACTGCTGGAAGCGTCTCCAGAGAATGCTGGAAGTCGTCCTGCGTCAAGAGTACCGCTAGAGATATTAGAAGCATTTAGCGATGTTAGAGAAGCACCAGAGCCACTAGGACTTAGAACATCTGTTCCAATAGCTACACCTAAGTTAGTTCTAGCAGTAGATGTGTTTGTTAAATCAGAAAGGTTATTAGCCTTAGTTAGGAATGTAGTGCCTGAGGAATAGGCATCAACCCAAGCAGAACCAGTGTATACCTTCATTGCTCCAGATACGGAATTGAAGTATAATGATCCAGCTACTAAGGCATTACCATCATTGTCTAATGTAGGATCAGAAGTTTTAGACCCTAAGTAACGATCATCAAAGTTATCGTATGCTGTTAAGGTTTGATCTCTTGCTGTCTCAGCAGCAGTCTGAGCATTAGCAGCGTTAGTTTCTGAAGTAGCTGCATTGCTTGCAGAAGTACTAGCATTAGATGCAGAGGTAGAAGCAGCAGAAGCTGAATTACTTGCGTTAGTTGCTGAAGTGCTTGCTGCGGAAGCAGAGTTGGAAGCGTTGGTTGCTGAAGTAGACGCAGCAGATGCTGAGTTACTTGCATTAGTAGCGGAAGTAGAAGCTGCACTAGCAGAACTTGCAGCGTTAGTTGCAGCAGTTTCAGCGTTTGTCTCTGCTGTTTCTGCGTTAGTCTCTGCAGTCTCTGCATTAGTTTCTGCTGTTTCTGCGTTAGTCTCTGCTAATTCAGCAGCTACTTGAGCTGCCTCTGCAGCAGCCTGTGCAGCAATAGCAGCGTCTTTAGCAGCGAGGGCTAAGAGTACTTCACTTGCAGCATCATTAACTGCATCGCCCGGACCGCCGGGTCCTCGATAAATAGCCAAGGTCTATCTCCTTATTTGTCTTAATACACTCATCGAATGCACTAAGACAAAACTCCCCAGCCGAAACCAGAGAGTCTTGATTGCCAATATTAGGCGTTTACAGCGAGAACAAAACCAGTCTCAGGACGTAATGTCTTTGTACCGAAGAGGGTATCTGCGGTATAGAGAGTGGAGAGGTACTCTTGCTTGTACTGAACTTGTGAACGAACACCGAGTTGCTCAGCCAAAACCATCGTATCTTTGTGAGCCAAGATAGCTGCTTTGATGTCGCCACCGTTAGTTGCAGTATTCTCAGAATCAGTTTCGATAACTGGGCAGTTGCTTGTTACATAGATGTCGATACCATAAAGCGTACCGATTTGACCGTTCTGAACACCACGACCATCAACGAAGTCAGAGCTGTTATAACGATCTACACCCATGATAGCTGCACGGAGTGATGGAGGAATTGCAAAGAAGCGACCATCCATTGGAGTGTCAGCATCGTCCATCAACTTGATCAAGGCACGGAAGCCAGCATCAGTAAATACGTCGGCAGGAACTACAGTGTCATCAGCGTAAGCTGTGAGACCAGTAGAAGCGTCGATGTAATAGCTGTTGCTATGTGTCCAGTCTGTGCTACCATTACCAAAGGTTTTACCTAAACCAAACAAGGTGTCGTCAACTTTCTTAGCCAAAGCATAGCCAGCGTCGTCAGTGTAGAAACGACGTAGTGAAGCCAAAGCCTGAACTTCGACGATGTCCTCGATGAAACGTGAGTACTCGAAGTGCTGGTCGATAGAGACTAATACTTCGGTCTCGGTGTCAGCTTGGATGGTAACTGTTGTGTTAGCAGCTTTAGCAGTTGCTACACCACGAGTTGGCTTAGGAATATGAAGAGTATCACCCTTCTTACCACGCATAGACATCTTGTTAACCAAGTTAGCTAATACGAGGCTCTTTTTATAAGCAGCTACTACTTCGTCACTCCAAATCTCTGGAATAAACTTATCTGCTTGCGTTTTTGCTACGATTGTACCGGATCCACCGGGGTATGCTGCTGTTGCCATTTTATAAATCTCCTAAATTATTAAGTTTTACTTAACTCGCCCTTCGTTATAAGCCGCAAGAATTTCGTCTTGCAATGCCATGTAACGATCTGGGTCTGTCATTCTCAGTTTGATAAGGTCAGCTCTTCGATAAATCTTTCTAGTGCTTTCCCCGCTACCGCCTGTATCGACTGCTGCGGCACGCAATGCCGTATCTTGAGTTTTAGCCTGTGCTTCTGCTGCTTGCGTCTTCTTCTCGTTAGACTGAGTACCTTTAATTGCCTTGTAGGTGCTTAAAAGTTCATCAGCCGAGTTAAAGTCAAATTCAGCATCGGCTTTAGTAAACAAATCTATACGAACTGGACTTGCTTTAATCCATTCATGGAATTCAGCGTTTTGCGCTATCTCCACAAAGTCGGGATGCTTAGACTGCAGTTTCTGTGCAGTTTGCATTCTCTTAAATTCGAGTGCGTTTTGTTTAGCTTCAAGTACTGCAGGGTGCTGATCAACGGTCTTTAAGACAGCTTGCTTTGGGTCAGCAAAGAAATCTTCTTCTGGAACTGTTTCAGCTGGCTTTAACTGTTGCTTAGATTCGAGTTGTTGCTTGAGTAACTGATCTGCTAGACTTCGTACCTCATGAACCTCGTTTGCTTGACGACCGATTAGCTTTTCAGCTTCTTGGTGCATCTTTGCAATTTCTAACGCAGATTTACCTCGATACTTCTCTGGTAATTCTTCCGTTGGTTCTTTTGTGTCAACCGCTTCAGGTTGTGCTGCTATTTGTTCAGCAGCGTCTTGGGTTGTAACATCGGATACTACTTCTTGCTCAGTACTTTCAAACAGTTCTTCTTGTTCAACAAAATTTGCAGCCATATATTGCTCCTGTCACAAAGTGATTGTAGGATTTATAAAATAACAAAGGTCCGTTAGGGGTTGTCTTCGTCACGAATTGAGCTTACGCTCTCTAAGGCGTTTTTCTTCACGCTGTTTAGCCCATCTTGCTGTCGCTTGCGGATGATCGCCAGAAACAGGATCGAGGCTAATACGGGGTGCAGAAATCTGCCTGTGTGCGTCTTTACCGCACAACCAACAAGGAACTGTGGCTACCTCATAACTAACCAAGTTTTCCTGCAGGTGTCCCTCTTCACAGAGGAATTCATATAGCCTACGAGTCATCCTGAGCATCTCCCGATGAGTCTTTTTGCAATGCCTCGTAAGCCTGTTCTGTACTTTCTTTGAGAGTTAGAACCCATTGAAGGATGTCTAATTGCCCTTTACGAAAGAACAGATCAATTTCGTTTTGAATCGGAGCTACTTTATTCACCGCATCGAATATTCCTTGAACATCCTCGATGAATTGTTTCCACCCAACCGTAGTCATCGTGGAAAATCGCTCTTCATAGTACTTTTCTAGTTGCTTGTCCATAGTTTTCTCCTGTAATGGGAACTATGTTGTAAAATTACAACACTGTGGCTGATATTACCACAGTTTTGTTAAAATGTCAAGCACTTTTTGATTGTTTTTGCAACATTTGTAGTGTAGCGATACGCTCATTGCTCTTAATATCTTCTTCTTTTAGGGCTAATTCAGCAATCTTAGCTCTCTGAGCAAACTCTCCATTGGTATCTTGACCACGAATGTTCTGCGACAAGCCAGAAACGATCTTAGCTTGGGTCTCTTGAGGCATTAACTGAGCAGAAACCACATCTTTCTGAGCTGCAGCGTTGTTTCTAGTCGCTTCGGACTGAATCTTAGCTATTTCAGCCTGTGCAGCAGCGGTTTGGAGCTGTGTTTGAGCCTGTTGAAGCTGTTGTTGCTCTGGGCTAGGCTGCATCATCTGCTCTAGTTGCTGGATCATCTCAGCACGATTTGGCAAGCTAGAAGAGCTAATGATACCTTTAAGGATCATTGGCAGTACTGGAGTGTCAGGACCGAGGGTCTGGAGCAATGCGATGAGCTGCTGTTGTTCGTACTCACGGGCAATGATACCTAATGTAGCCATTGGGATAAACTTGTAATCAGAAGCAGGATAACGCTCAGGATCAAACTGCATAAAGCGATAAGCGGCTTTACGAATTAATGGAACTAAGAAGTCTTCTTGGAAGTTTGTTAAGGTACGCTTGTACTTCTTAACAATACCAGCAACCGACATTGACATCTGAGCTGCACCGTCACGGGTAAACTGTGTTGGCTGACCAGCAGCATCGGTTGTTCCTGTAGCCTGAAGAAGCATTCTCTCAAAGTTCTGGCTAATTGCCAAGTTACCTTGGTCGGTAGTACCAAACTTGAATGGGAATAGGATCTCTGCTGGGTTGCCATTGGTAAGGATTGCTTTACCGGGCTTGACTTCAAACTTAGCACCACGAGGTAATCGTGTAGCATCCATTGCAATCATTGGCGATGTGGTGAGAGCTAGGCTGTCAAGGTGTGAACGCAATTGAGCGTCAATACCTTTTTGCATATTGTAAGCCTTCTCGACCGTGCCACGACCCCAGAATCTATTTGGTACAGTATCATCCTGATATGCTACGACAGGACGATCCTTCATCATGTAAGGCGTTTTCTCTGCTTTGAGTAGTAAGTCGCCATTAGCAATAACGACGATGGCTTCGACGAGGTCGCTATACTGATCCGCAGTGCTATCTTCCGGAAATAAGTCAACAACTTCTTCACCTTCTTTGTTCTCCAATTGTTCAATGTATTCACGAGGAACTAAACCGTAATACTTCATGAGAAGTACTTTATCGTCTCTAAACTGTACGTCTTCCTGTGTTGGCTCAAGATCGTCGTCTTGTCCGTAGGGCTGAATGTCTACCTTACGATAGATACCCTTCTCGATACCAGAGACAATCTGGTGGATCGATACATAAGATTCGATAGCAACTCCCATTGCCTCATCCACAGTTGTGGCGTTAGGGTCAATAAGAAAGTTCTTTGGATTGATGGGATTTAGCTTGACGCAGGTATATTCCTTTTCCATCACTCCGTAGGCAGCAGTACCGTCTGCCATTGGCATTGTCTGAGGATACATCTCAGTCTTCTTAGAGACTGTTAACTCGCCAATACCAGTACCGTAAATCTCAGCTAACAACTCAACCTGAGTGATAGCCTTCTTAATGTTCTCTTTCTCTAGGTCTTCTTTGAGTTGGAGTTTAAGGATTTCCACATCGATAAGCTGTTGATCGGCAACATCATCAGCGATGTCAAACCATTCACCGTTTCCAAATACTGCTTCGCATATCTCTGCGTGTCTTGTTTCCACAGCTTGTTGAGTCGCTGGGGAGATAATACGGCTGCGCTCAGATTCTCTAGTACGGTCTTCTGCAGCCCACTTACCTCTAAAAATTCTTTCATACTCTTTCCAATCTTCTAAATAATTCGTATCACGATGATCACGCCAGCGATCACAGTGAGAGACAACGAACTCAACAATCTCTTTGTCTGATTCGGTTGGTTGGTCAAACTCGTTTTGTGAGAGTTCTTCTTTTTGAAATTCTGCCATGATTTTCCTTTAATAACCAGAAATAATATCTAAAGTTTGATAAGGCTCGTCTTCGTAATCCTGCTGATAGCTAGTCAAAGCCATCTGATCGATATACGCCAGTGCGTCCACAAGGTCATCATGGACATTAGCGGTAGGGAACTGGAGTAACTGATCTACAAACTCTTTCCAGTCTTCTTCTTCGTTTAGGGTAATCCTACCGTGTTCAAACCTACCCTGTAACGCCCAAGCTATTCGCTCGGTCTTTTTCTTGTTGCCATGCGTCAAATCCGTAATATGGAAGTAGACATTGTTCTTTCGCATCAAATCGTTTAAGTAGGGATGCACTGCGTTCTTTAGCGCCCCTCGCTCGATTCCTACAGCCATCGGCTGGTATTCTTGTACAAGTCGAAGTATCTTTGCTGCTGTCTCTTTAATGTCCCAACGACCATGTACAATCTTCTCAACGAACCAATCTCCTGTGTCTTCTACTTTTACAATTGCGATAGCGGATTCGTCTAAGCGTTTCTTTGTAGCACCAGCATTCTTCGCCACCTCTTCAAATCCTGCCAAATCGATAGCGATAATGTAGTCCCCGTACTGAGGGTTTTCGCCATAACGAATCCACTCTTCCTTGAAGATCTCTTGAC